GTGATTTCAAATTCCGTTTCAAAGGTTTCGGCGATGCTTTGCAACGCATCGAACAAATACGTGTGGTTGAATTCGATTGTCTTCTCGTTGGCTTCAAGGCATTCGCCGACCGACCAAATTTTGGCACCCTCGCGGTTGTTGATGTTGTCAACGATGTAACCGACGAATTCATGCGGTTTCGCGCACGCCGACCATTTAAGACGGCCGTCGACCGGATTGCGGAATTTGTAATCGGCAAGGTTGGAATCTTCCGCCGACAACGTCATCGAGTATTCGATGTTGCGCGAACCCTGCTTCTTGATGTCCTCAGGCCGTTTGACATAATACGTTTCGCCGTCGTACTCAACAGAGGATCCGACCGGAAACTCCCAAAAGAACGGCAGCGAGAATTTCAGCACGAGTTGTCGGGCTTCCATTAGCACGCGGTAACGATACGACGAATCATCCGGTTGTACGCTTATTATCACACGATACCTTGTTTGATTCGCGCCGGTCAACTGCATCGGAATGACCGCCACATATTGCCGCCACTGCTCCGGAAATTGCGCCGTCGTTACCGCCGTGTCACTGATGTAGGTGATGTCTAACATGACTTGATAATGTGTTCGTAGTCAACAGAATCTTTTTCTTTCCAACCGTCCGACAATGCGGCCGTAACGAATTGCATTGCACCGGCATAGAATGCGGTAAATTCATCGATGTCGTCGAACGTATGGTACACCGGCGAACCGTCGGCCGTTTCTCCGAGCTTGAACGTCACGGGCAGCGATGCGCCGCCGGTCTGCACGGCGATGTCGTATGCCGCCTTGAAATTGAATTGATTCTCGGTTGACAACCACACATTCACGCCGTTGAAAACGTAGCCGGTCAAAATCGTGTTGTCCGTCCGCGCGTTAATCAGCGATTCGATGTCTGCCTTGAGTTCGGCAGCCGTCGGGCAATGGTCGTAATACTTGCGGTAATTGTAGCCGTTGCCGCTGTCATCCGAGCCGAAGCCGAAGATAAGCAGGTAGTTGTCCGATGAAATTTTAATCATCCGGTCGTTGCGCTCCGTTGCGCCGTAGCACATGTAAAATTCAGTTTTCATTGTGTATCGTTTTTAGTCGGTTACGTAAAGAAATAATGGAGTCCTCTGCCGTTTTCGAAATTTTCGCTTCTGATTGTCGTCGAGAACGGAAAGCCGCCCTCAATGCCGCTTACTAAATCAAGCTGCGATTTCATCTCTTCCGAGTTCGTGAAGAATTTCCCCATTTCCGAGGTGCGAATGTCCTTGAACGAGACGAGGTAACGATTGTCGCCGTGCGATGTCTTAACATCGCGTTCGTAGTCGTGAATCTCTATCTCATTGTTTACGATTGCGCTAAGCCGTACGGTCTTGCCGTGGAATCGTTTCTTGCCGTCTTTCGGCTCGTAGCTGATGCCGAGTTCTGAAAATTTTCTCATTTCCTTTAAGTGTTTACGTTTTATTTTGTTGAGTTCTTTTTTGAACAGCACCTTTTTGAGCAGGTGCATGCAATTGGCATGTTTGGCCATGCCGTAAAATGACCCGACGACCTCCTGCCGGCGCTTTTTCGATTTCAGGCGTGCGAGCTTGCGGCAGAAGTTCTGCTTCACGCGCTTCCGCAACAAGCTGTGTGTCGGGTGGATAATGTAACCGAGGAAATCAAGTCCCGCGTCAATCGGGAATACACGGTCATTAGGCTTTACCGTCTGTTGTATCTTGCCGATGCAGCCGTGAACGGCGTTGCGACACTCCCATGCATACAGCTTTGTCGGCGACCCGATAACACCGTCATCGCAGTATCGGTAAAAGTACTCGATGTGATAACGGTCCTTAAGATAGTGGTCGAGGAATACCGACAACAACAGATTGCCGACGCCCTGCGAGGCCCGCAAACCCATGCTGATGCCGACGCCGCCCGGCAGCAGCCGCACGAATTGTTCCATGATGACAAGCAACTGTTCATCCTTGAATACGCGTCGGAGTGCGTACATCACGAAATCCTGATGCACCGTCTCGTAGAACTTTCGGATGTCGAACTTGTACCAATACATGATTGCAGGGTTTTCCGCCATATCGCGTTCGATGTATGCCTTTAAGTCGTGCATACCACGACCTTTGATTGATGCGGATGTCGTGCGGATGTATCGCCGCTTGAGGTGCTTGTCGACAACCGACATAACAGCGTTAACCTTGATGCGGTCCTTCATGCAGAACACCTGAATATTCCGGTATTTACCGCCCTCGTAAATCAATCTCGAGCGATAACCGGATAGGTTGACGTGTCCGGACAGGATTTCGCGCTCCAACTCGTCAAGGAACGCATTTCGATGTTCGAGCAGCCATTTCCCCTCACGCGTCGATTTCCGCTTCGTGCCTCGGACAACCGTATCGAACGATTCTTCGAGGTTGCTTCGTGCCGCGATTTCTTCAATTATATATCCGTCTCTTTTCATTTAAGTCATTAAAATTTATTTTGCCTTCAGTCCATAGAGCCCGAGTTCTTCGAGAATTAACCTACCAAACTCTACTCCGCGATGTGATTTTTCAGCTTTCCGGCTTTCGCCGCTGTTGCTGTGGCTCGGGGTTCTCGCCGATGCTCACCGCTTCACGAGCGGTGTTGCAGAGCGGCGATTTTGGTGACCGTAATTTTTTTCTGTTTGCAAGCCGAGACCCGTTGTTCGAGTTCGAGTTCGACGGAACGTTGTTCGCGTTCGCATAAGCGAGACCGCCGTTCGCGTTCGCATTGTTGTTCGAGCGACCGACAACCCGGCATTTGAACCCCTCTACCGGTTATAAGTTTCACGTAATTGTTTCCATATCCTTTTGTCTTGTGCTTGCGCGGAGGGGGCGGTCAAAAATGACCGCCACGCTTCACGCTTTTCGCTTATTCGTTAATTATCAACCTTTTCGTATTATTCAGTTATCGCGATTTTGCCCCTGAAGGCAAGCCGAGACCCGTAGTACGAGAACGAGTACGACGGAACGTTGTTCGCGTTCGCATAAGCGAGACCGCCGTTCGCGCTCGCATTGTAGCTCGAGCGACCGACAACCCGGCATCTATCATTTGTATAATAGAATACGTCGCAGTAGTTGAGAGCCCAAGACGAATTATCGCTTGTCAACTTGGACGGTACGATGTCGCAATAGCGACCGTGTTTAACTCGCCCGATGCAATAGCCGCTTGCATTGATGCCCTGAACGGTTCGCTCCGTCTTGGTTGTCGGGTCGTAGATGTGCCATACCGCATCAATCGGATACAACGCCGTTGAAACGCCCGCATCCTTTAGATATTGGGCGTACGTAACAGCGTTTATGACGACGTTATCCATCCACTCCCATGTGCATCCGAAGAATGATTCGAACCCGAGGCACTTGTTGCCGCCGTTGTTTCCAACACTCGCGCGGCTGCTGTCGGAGTTGCCGATGTTGTCGAGATAACCGGTCGTGCCACCCGAGCCTTTGCCGTAGCCGCAAACCAACTGCGAATCACGCGTGCCGTTCAGGGAATACCACAGTATCGCCATGAGCTTGCTCATCTCGTAATCAAACAGCTGATAACCGTTGCCGCGCCGCATTGCGAGGTTTTGAAAGTCCTTGCAGGTGTAGTTCATCGCCGACAACGGCGTGTTCTTCGGTCGTCCGTCGCTGTCATACGTCCATTCCGTCGACGTGGTCGCTGTTCCGGTACCGGTTTTCACCGCCGCGCCCGAAATGGAACGCAATTGTGTCAGACCGTCGACGGATGCGTGATAGATGCCGCCGAGCCATTCTTCATTGAGCACCCAATCCGGTTCAATGGCTTCGATGTTCGCGCTGTCAACGGCTATCGCCTCGAGCGAGGCATTCGCCGCTTTCGACGAAAACACAAAATCCGTTGCATCGTCAGGGACGCTTGTAAAGATGTAGTCACCCTCGACAAAATCGAACGTCGAATTGCTGATTGCCATGTTGAATTTCTTGACAATAACGCCCGACTTGTTCAGGAACACGCCGCCGATAATCGAATGGTTGATACCCGGCCAACGCACCTGCTTCATGTTCGAGACATTCAGCTTGTACGTGTTGTAATTCGAGGTGTCGGAAAGAATGTCGCTGTCCGTCAGCGTCGATGTACCTGCAACAACATTCGTCGTCTGAACGACTTTGTTTGTGGCATACACGATTTCTGACAGCTTCTTTCGAATGATGTTCTTTGCCGTAGAAATCGGTTCGTTGTCAACGGACGACCAACAGATGTATTTCTTCTGATTCTTGAAATCGTTAATACCCTTGTACCACAGACGCGGACAGCGCATCATCGCATCGCAACCCTCGCCGAGCGTGTCCTTGTAGTCGAAGTCGGTGCCGTCAAACAGTTTCTGATAGTTACTGTCACTGATGCGGACGCCCTCCCACACACCGGTTGAGGTGTTGAGCTTGCCTTTTACGGCAATCAGATTCTTGCGGATGCGCGTGATGTGGCCGCTTGCAACATAGTTGCTTCCGGTCGTGCCGTTGTCGAGGTTCGTGATGTTCATCGGGTCATCAACCGTATCATCGAAACATACAACCGTGAATTGCGCGTTGTGAACGGTCAGCCCGACGTCAGACGGTTTGAAGTACGATTGCAACTCCGCCAACACATCATCGTCGACCATTGTCGACAAAATCCACGTGCCGGTGATGCCGTCGCAACCGTTGTCGACGTCCGAACCGATACCTTTTACGCCGAGCGCTTTCAGGCGCGTCAAAATCGTGTCTGATGCGTTAACCTCGAGGTTCGTAACACTTACTTCGGCCAACGGTGCACCGCCGTTTACGACATTCGTCAACAATGCCACAGCGTCGATTCCGCTGCATTGTGAGATTTGCAGGCGCTTGACATTCTTGAATCCGGATATTACCAAGCCGTCGGTCGCCGTCGTGCCGTAGTTCAGTTTCGGGAGATTGACAAATGTCAACGCGGTCATCGTGTCGGGCAATTCGAGCGTTGACAGCGGCGATGTTTGCGCCGGCGTGAACGTCGTCAACCGCGAACCGGTTGCGCGTACAGTCGTCAATCGAGGGCAGTATTCGGCGTTAATCGACGCGATCGGGAAATTACGCACGTCCAATTCCGTGAGGAACGGCATCTGCCCGAGGTTCAGCGTTGCGAGTTCATCGCCGATTGAGGTTGCCGGCGTGTAATCCTCGCCGCCGACGATTAACCGGCGCAACAACGTCATCGCGGAGATGTCCCAACCCTGCTGTTTCGGCGTTGCGTTGCGCAAATCGAGTTCGCCGATACGGTCGGCGCCGAACAAATACAGCATCACGCCCGAACCGGTATTCGTGTTACCCGACTTGAATGTGTACGATTCGCCGGCTTTCAGGTACTTTGAATCGCGTGCTTCGTTTGCACGGTCAACGCCCAAGCCGAAGAAACCGTCCTTTGCGGCGGTGATTGTCACGGTCATGTCCGTGCCGGTGCAGCGCATTTGCGCCGCCGAAGCGAACGTGTCGCCGCACTTGTAGAATCCGTCGCGATACAAGAATCGCGTTTCGACGAAATCGCGCAAACGTTGAATTGACAGTCCGTGCAGCGCATAGAAGTAGTTCGCACTCGATTTCGAAGCGTCGATATACTTGCGGATGCCGTCGTACGACGATACGAGTTTAGGGTATTTGCTCAAACGGTCGGTAATCCAATATTTCTCGATACCTTGTTTCGAGAACGGGCGCAACCCGGACGACTTGATTTCGACCGAGCGCATCGCCGAAGCAATTGCCGCCACAGTCGTCGTTTTCGTCGAGTCGGCGGTATCGGTGTCGGCGGTGTAATCTGTAAGCCAAACGTAATCCGATGCGGCGAGCTGTGTGAACAACACGGAATCGTGCCCCTGATAATAGCCGTTCGGGTCGTTGTTCGGGTCGAGTTCTGCCGGAATCGTCAAACCGCAGTCGTTGTCCGAACCGAGGATTGTATCGCCGTCGTACAAGTGATTCATGTATGCGCGAACCTTGCTGTCCGTGTCGAGGTAGAAGCCGAGCATCATGTTCTTCGAACGTTGGTCGACGGCGGCGAGGTAGTCCGTGAATACGTGGTAACATATCATCGAATACACGTTCGCCATGTTGTGCAGCTCGTGTTTGAACTTCAACAAGCGGTTCGCCTTTGTCCCGGATACGGTCTTGCCGTCAACGGTGATGTCGCCGTCATCTTCCGTTTTGTTCTGATTGCATTCGTTGCACCACTGCAGCCATGCAAACAAGCGATACGGCACCTTGCGGCCGTCTTCGTAGGCGGCGTTCAGCGTGTCGTCGTCCGGATAGCGGCTTTCGAAATAAGTCAACCACAGCGGTTTGCCTGATTCGTCCTTTTGAATCATGTCGTCAATTGTCGACACGCCTTGGAACCAGTCCATAGCGTTGTAGGCTTTCAATTCGTAGCATTCAACCGGGTTGACAACATCGCCGGTGATGCGCCAACGCCCGCCGGTGAATTGCATCGTGCCGGTCGTTTCGGCCCATTCGCTCGTGTTGTCCGTGCGTCGGAATACGCGGTGGTTTTCGCCGCAGAATTCGGAGATGACAATGACGTTCCAATTGCCTTTCGATGCGTCCTCGGCGTCAACGGCATATTCCCATTTCGACTTGTCGGCGGTTGCGACGTAATCATCGAGCGATTGGTCGCGTGCCGCAATCAGTTCGTAGAAGCTGCCGTAGTTCAAACAGCCGTTGTTGTACCCCGGCGCGTCCTCAAATCCGAATATCGCTGCATCGCCTTTGTCGTGATTCAGGTTCGCCTTGGCGTGGAAATAAGCGTTCGTCGGCGATGTCGCATCGGTCGAATTGATGTCAGTGCGGAACAACGCACACGGCACGGAAGCGATACACGGATTCATCTCCGCATCGCCGGTGTATGCGTTTTGCGCCGGCGTCATGTAATTTGCGCCCAACGCACGTGTTAACGCGTTGTACAGCTCGGTTGATGCGCCGTTGTTCGCGCCGCCGGATTCGGAATAATCGACCTTAAGCGTGAAGATGTTCGTTGCAAGCGTGTTGGCGATAAGCTGAATCTTCTTCTTCGCGCACAACGATGCGAGGTAATCGTATTCGTCGATGTGGTCAGGGTAGTTTGCAAGGATGTAATCGCGGTCGTACATCATGCGAACCTTGGCCGCTTTCTTGACTTTCGACTTCTTGTTCTTAACCGGACGCCACGATGATGTCGTACCCTGATTCGTTGTAGGTGAATCTTCAATGACGATGTTTCGCCACGGCGCATCGGGGAAATAGAAATACCAAGTAAGATTGCGCGATGTCTTTTTGTCGCCGTCAAGCCCCTCGAGGTATTCCGGGTAATTGTCGGCAACATTATCGGTGGCGGCCGATTTACACATCACAATGCATGGGAGACCCTTTTCCAACAGCGCCGACATCTGCGGGATGTTCTTCGCCGGCTTCCCCTCGGCGGATTGCGATGCCATGACGTCGTTGAACTGATATTCGGAAATCATCGTGTCCGTGTCGGAGAGCTTCAGCAGGTAGTTGTTGAACGACTGTTCGAACGTGTAATAAGTCTCCCATTTGCGGATATTGTACAGATACAAATCGCCCGATGTGCCGTCGAACGTTATCTGCGTGTTGTGGCGCGATAACGAACCGGCTTCGTAATACGATGTGCCGATAAGCTCGCCGTCAAAATACATCTTGACAACACCGATGCCGGTGTACGGTGCAATTGATGTCGGTTCGATGACGATTGCGACGTCTGTCAACGTATCTTCCGTCAATGCGGATTTGATTGTGTGGTTGACGGTTTCGCCGTTGTCGGTCGTGAACACAACGTGCTTTCCGGTCACATAGAACCCGATGCCGTTCGCGATGCATGAAATCAATCTTGCATTGTCGTCGGCGATGTGCTTCACGCGGATGCGGAATTGAATCGCAAGGCCGTTCGTTTCGATTGCCGCGACGTTGAACATTGCATCGTTCAGCACGCCGGTAACGTTTTCGGCGATACGCATTGCCATGATGCCGGTGTCGGATTCCGTGCCATACGATGCCGTGCCGAACGAATCCTTGACGAATCCGTTTGTCGTGTAATTCGCACCGGTCAATTTGAGTTCATAGCCGCCGTCCTTTACGGTCTTGTCTGCATCCGAGTTCGACCGCGAACTCATATCCATGTCGTACATCAATTGCGCCGACACGGATTCGATGTTCAGCAACGAGCCGTTGATGTTGAATGCGGCTGTTTGCGATACAACCGCAGGCGAATCAACCGATTCAACACGGATTTCGAGCGTCTGCGAGCCGTCCGTTTCAAAGCCGGTGATACGTTGTGCATATGTGTAATAAGTCGATCGGGTGCAAGGCGTCGTCTGCTTCACCGTGTCAACGCCGTCAACGGTTTGAATGACGTTAACATTGACGGTTGATGCGGTCGGACAATACGCGGCAAAATCGATGCTGATGCTTTCGAGCTGTTTCACCGTCCCCGCGGCGGTTTCGGTATACCAACGCGATACAACAATCGGCGTCGAATTGTCAGTGTTCACGACCATGACGGCCGTATGCAGGTAATTGCCCACAACACCGGACGACACATCAACACCGTGTATGCGCAAGGCGTAGGCGCCGTGCGTTAATTTGTAGCCGCAGCAGCTCGACGGATTGATTGAGATTTGATGCGCATAGGTATCATTGACATTTGCCGTGCCGAGTGTGCGCCATGCGCCGTCAATATAGATTTCGACGGTGCAAAGAATGCCCTTGTCGCTTGCGTTGTTCGCAAAACGGTACATCGGCAACATCTTCGCGGTTGTCGAGCCCTCGGTCAACACGGTCGACGACGTATAATTCAACGTCTGCACAGATTTGATTGTGACGTCGACGGCTGTCACATTCACGTTGCGCGATGCGGTTCTCCCTGCATCATCGTACGCGATGAACTTGAATTTCCGAGCCGATGCAATCGAGAAATAACGCGATACGTCAAAGGTGAAATCCTCGGTCGATGTCTTGTCATCCGACGTGCGTTGATTCAATTTGTACGTCTCGAGCAGCGTGTTTGTATCGCGGTCGTACAGTTCGACCTTTTCGATGATGCCGGTTTCATACTCCGAGCCGTTCTTCAATGTGATAGCGCATTGAAATTCGATTGTACCGCCGGCTTGGCCGTACAGCGGTGATTCTTTCGGCGTGATTTCCATGACGGAACCCGAACTGCCCGTTCCGGTGCCGACGGAAAACTGCACTTCATCACCGATAGTGTCGCCGCTTTCGTTTGCAAGCGACATTTTCACCGTGCCGGCTGTTTCGGTGTCGATTTTAATTTTCGTCGGGATGTGCGTGTATGCGCCGCCGGTCGACAACGCATCCGTGCCGCCGCTTTCCGGGTCGTCTTTCGTCGCAACGGTATCACCGCCACCGCCGAACGGAACCCACAGCGACGCCTCGCCGAAGTTGCCGACGGTCGATTGAAATTGGCGCGTCTCAAACTTGTTTTCGCCGGTCTGATACGTGATGACCAATCCGGCTTTCTTGTAGTCAATGCCTGTTCTTGCCGACAATGCGGTCAGGGCCGAAATGGCATATTCGAGCGTGTAGTAGGTCGCATTCGCGCACGCCCCGCACAAGGCATCGATGTTGATGAGGGTTTCGGACCCGGCACTCATGCCGGCGAGGTCGATCCAATTGTTTGTGTTGGTAAACGCTGTTTTCTCGTTCGACGCGCCGACGAATTGATATGTTTTCCACGACTTGTCGGCGATTGCAAACGTTATCTGCATCCCGATTTTGTTGTAACCGTTGCTGTAAGTAACGGCAATCGCGGATTCGAGGTCGTAATACCCGGTTTTCGGCTCGTCGACGGTGACGTTGTAAATGTTGCCGACAGTCGCCGAGCCGCCGAACTTCCGCCAATACGACGTGCGCGTAAATTCGGTGGACGTCGATTGCTCGGTGCTCGTGTTGATGTACTGCCACGATTCCCATCCGGATTCGCCGAGGAACGTCAACACAACGCCTTTTCTGTTGTAAATCGCAAAGTCGGACAACTGCGAGATTGCACCGACGACGGTGCCCAAGGTCGCCGAGCCGCTTAACTTCAACAGCGATGTTGCATTCACGAATAATCGCGGCGCGATTAATGCGCTTAATTCCGTCTTGGCGTTGTCTGCGGCTGTTACAGCATTGTTTGCAGTCGTTTGCGCCGCGTCCGCCGCATTGGCCGCGGCTTCCGCTTTTGCTTGTGCCGTCTTTGCGTCGGATGATGCCGTGCCGGCTTCTGTTGCGGCTGATTCGGCCGTTTTAGATGCGGCGTTTGCGACTTCAAACGCTGATTCGGAGGTCAGCGATGCATCGCGTGCCGTCTGAACCGCCGAGTTTGCCGACAAAACGGCTCCGTTTGATTGGGTCAACGCCGTCGACGCGTCGGATGCGGCTTGACTTGCCATCTCCGATGCGGCCGTTGCCGTCTTTGTCGCCGTGTTCGCCGTTGTATTTGCTTCGGTTGCTTTTGCCGACGCGGCGTTCGCCGTGTCGTTCGCCGTGTTCGCCGTCGCAACCGCACTGTTCGATTTTGACAATGCCGACGTCGCATCATCCGAGGCTTGTTTAGCCGTCTTTGACGCGGCATTCGCCGTCGCGACGGCACTGTTTGCCGCCGTTTGCGCTTCGGTCGCCGGCTTCTTGACATTATCCAAAAATTCGCCGAGCGCAATCTTGACGCCCTCGTTCGATTCGTCCACGCCGAGGGTGTACAAGCCGTCGGTCGATGTCGCGGTAGGCAATTCCGAGAGTCTCTTCCGTTGTTCTGCCATTTTCTGATGATGTTAATCGTTAATGTATAAGGTGATTTCGTTCGATGTATCGATTGTAATGTATTCGCCGCTTTCGTGCGTAAGGAGCGATATTCCGTGTCGCGGTCGTATGCGTATCAGCGTCGGCGTGTTGTCGAGTTCCACTTCGACCAAATCGTAATCTTCGTGTGCAAGCAGCATGTATTGCCCGACCGGACGGTAATCAATGAATGTCAACACAACGGAGAATTCGCACCATACGCGACCGTTGCGCAAAATGTCGAACTTCGACACACTCATCGATTTGTAGTAGCATTGATATTCGTTGCCGAGAGCCGAATAATAGAACCGGCGTTCATCGGCGTCGAGCAGCACGGAAAACAAGGCGTTGTAACGCCGCCAAAATTCGGTGATGTCATCGCAATTAATCAACAATTTCAACGTCACGTCTTTTGATTTGAATGTGACCGCCGAATTGTCGTAGATGATTCCGGATATATCCTTTGTCGATATTTTCAGATTCTCGCGGACGGCTGCCGCCTTGCGGATCGATTCATCCGTGCCGTCGAGTATGTACGCGCCGAACTGCGAGACGTCGATTCCGTCAATCTCGTAGCCTACCTGGCGGATGTCCGTTTTTCCGAGCGCATAATATTCGCCGGTCGGCACCTCCGGGAAGTCATCGGCAAACGTCAACGTCAATTTGCCGAGCGTCACGTTTTGTTTGAACGTACCGTTTTGCGTCATGCGCAAATTGTATGTCTTGCCAAGCTCGCGGAATTCGAATGTGTGATACGCGCCTGATGCCAGCTCGTCGAACAAATCTTCCGCATAACGCACATTCAGTATCACGAATTGAATCTGCAATGTGCGCGTGTCGAGCTGCGGCGCGTCAAGGTCAACTTCGATGCCGTCCTCGTCAATCCATTCCGTCGTGTCCGGTGTCTTGAACGCCGGAAACTGAATCAACTCCTTGTAACCGTATTGTTCGACGAACAGCCCGTATTCGATTGCGGCGTCCAAGCCGTCGATATACAGCCGGTCCTTAAAATGGTTCGCATTCATATCACGATAGCATGATTCGTTTTGTTGACTTTTGCCGTCGACGACGCATCGCGTTCGATGCGCACGACGGAATAACCGGCGGCATCGACAACGGCGCGTGCTCCGTGCATCAGCACGACCGCGTATTTTCGCGTTTCAGCGCATTTTATCCGCGCGGATGTGTTCCCTATCAGATACACACGTTCGACGCCGTCACACGTGATATTTTGCGCGTCAATGAATACGCCGTATTGCTCCGGGTGATACGGAATGAATCGGCGAAACGTCCTGATGTTCGGGAACCCGAACGCCGTCATAAATTCGACGCCCTGCGGCGAGAACATCAGGTCAACCAATTCGGGCAGCGTCTCGCATCCGGTGAACACGTTGCAATCGGCGATTTTTTTCGCAACATCCGTCATGCCGGCGCGTTCGCAACGGCGTTGGGCACGCGCTTTCGCCTTGAGCCAATCGGCGTGTATTGATTTGATTAATTCTTCCATACTCGGTGTGTTATTTGATTTTCAAGCCGTGCGTTTGCATGTCCTCGACAACAGTACGCACGACCTTGATGTGCGTGTTCACCGCGTCGAGCTTGTCGTTGGCTGCATCCGTGTTGCGCTCGATGCCGGTCAACCGGTCGAGCATCGCATTTGCCGTCGCATTCAGCTCCGTCACGCTCTGAACGAGCGTGTACGTATGGCCTTGAATAGTCGTCAAACGTGCGTTGTTCTCGTCGACCGAATCCTGCGACGCCGTCGCAATGCCTTTTGATGATGCTTCTCTGTCCGAATCATCGTCGAACCATTTGCCGAGCGATGACGACAGACCTTCCCAAACGGCGTTGAATTCCTCGCCGACCTGATTGATGTCGTTTGCCATGTTGTCGGCGGAATCGATAACGGCCTGAATGCCCTTGAACGTTCCGTCCGTGCCGAACCACGACGATTTGTACCGGTCGAATATCTCGCCGATTTTCGGCTCGAGATATTTCGTTATCATCATGCGTTTGATGATGTCTGAAACAAGGTCGTTCGTTGTCTCCGCCCACGCTTCCATAGCATCCTCACCGGCGGCTACGGCTTCGAAGAACGCATCGCCGAGCGTTGATGCAAGGTCCTCGGCGGTCGTGCCGATGATGTCCTCCATCATATCGTTGATAAGCGTCGCCATTTCCTCGGCGAGTTCGGCGATTTTGTTCTTATAGTCGGCGATTGCAGATGAATCGGATTTCTTTTTCGCGCTCTCCTCGTTCATCTGCTGGTAGACAAGCATCTGTTGTTCGGCGAGATTCTCGAGCTGTTTGCGCGATTCGTCGTATTTGGCCGAACCGAGAGCTTTGTCCGAGGAATAGTTTACCGAACCCCAATAATCCGCTATCTTCTCAATCGTTTTGGCGTATATATCCGCACTGTATTTGGCCTTCGTGAAGTAGTACGACCAAACCGACGAGCGGGTTGTCGATGTATGCAGCCGGATGACTTCGGCGGTCACGGAGGAATACACCTCGCGCAACTTTTGCAGGGCGTCAACATTGTTCTTTTGCAGGCGAACGGCATCCGCATTGTCAAGTTCCCATTGCAGTTGGTCGATTCGCGCCTGCAGCTTCTCAATTTCCTTTTGCTTCTCGTCGTCGTTGTTGAACAGACTCGCAATCGAGGTCGCAATTTGCAGCGCCGCCGAAATCACGGTCAGGATAACCGACGCCTTTTCGACCGTTGAGATTGATGTCGCGGTCGCTTTTGCAGTCGATTCGGTCGCATTGCCCATCGCGTCAACGGTCGTCGTCATGCTTTTCGCAACGGATTTGCCGACGTCGCCGAGTGCGTTGATGCAGTCGGATGTCGCATCGAGCACATCACCGACGAATGATATTGCCTTATCCATTGAATCGGCAATATCGTCGCTGAATATGCTTGCCATTTTCGACGCCTTGCCGCCGAGGTCGGTTACAACCGCACCGCACGATTTCAGGTTCGCAGCGTATTGCTTGTATGATTTTGTGACATTGTTTCGAGCCTTTACGCCGTTCGTTTCGGCTTTATTCGAGCGTTCCGTTGCCTTGTTCAGCCGGTTGCGGGCATCCGCCAAATTCGCTTCCGCAGAAACGATGCGTTCGTCATCAGCGGCGATTGTACCGCCGTCGACTTGTTCACGCAACGCCTTCTCCTCTTCAAGTGCGACGTTGTAATTGTTTTGCGCCTCGGTCAATTCCGTTTGTGCATCGCGCATTTCCTGCAATGCGGTCACGAGTTCGCCTTTCGCCGTGCTGATGTCCTTGAATGACTTGTGCAGCGCCGTAAACGGATTGCGCGATGCGATTTCGTTTTCAAGGTTCGTCATAGCGTCCTGCCAATCGCGAATCTCCGTGACGGTCATCGAGCCTTTCATCTCGTCGAACTTCCGCTTCACGCGCTCGAGCGTGTATTGCAGCGAATCGATTGACTGATTGTTCAGGTCGCCGAACATCATGTCCCAATTGAATGTTTTCTTGAACTGCTCGACGTCCATTGCAGACAATTCGGATTCCATTTGCCGGCGTGCCTGTTCGACGTATTTTGCCGGAATCTTTGCAAGGTTCGATTCCCACTCCGTCTGCAACGATTGGCGCTTCTGATAATAGTCGCCGTAGGCTTCAAGCCAAACATCTTCCATTTCCTTTGCTTCCGCCGCATTCGTTTTGCCGAGCAAATCGTCGTATTGCGTGTCGCTGATATTGCCGCTGTTCTTGTCTTTCAACAGCTGTTTGCGCTGCTCTTTATACCGTTCCTGAATAGCCGAGATTTTGCGCTGCTCTTCCGTCTCAAAGACTTCCGACAACGTGCGGTACAGACCGGCGATGTATTCGGCGTTCTCTTTCTCAACCTGCCGCGTCTTATAGGCTGCCGTTGCATTGACGGCGTCGCGGCGCGATTCGAACGCCGTTTTGTCGTCCGCCGTCATCGACTGTTTCGATTCCTTGAGCTTCTTTTCGAAGTCCGTTTGCTCCTTGTCAATGGCGGCAAGGGCTTGTTGACGTTCCAGCTCGATTGCGCTTAACCGCTTTTCACGGCCGTCCTCGACGATTTTAAGCTGTTCTTCTTCGATTTTCAGCTGCATGTCGGTTCGCGCTTTCCCGACTTCAACGAGCAATTCGGCTTGTTTTTTCGCGTCGTTCGTCAATTCCTTATCGCTCTTTACCTCGCCGCCCAATTCCTCGAATTTCTTCTTTGCCGTATCAAGTGTTTCCTTTGCGGCGATGTATTGCTCTTGCGTGTATTGGTCGCGGTTCTTCTTCATCTCCGCCAAGGTCTTGTAGGCTTTGTTGTATGCCTTTTGCGCATCGTCGTATGCCTGCTTGTACGTCGTACTGTTGTCGGTCATTGCCGCAACCTCGTCTTTCGCCTTTTTGAGTTCCGCTTCGACTTTCTCTTTGTCCACCTGCACTTGTGCAATAAGCTGCATCGTGAAAATCGTAGGCTCGGTTTCAAACCGGCGTTTGAGCGTCGTCAAATCATTCTCGTATATCTTTTGCTGCTCTTCCAGGTTGTTGATACGCTCCAATTTCGTTTCAATCCTCACCTTGACGGGGCGCGTGTCGGCTGCCTCTTCTCGGAATTGACGCAACTCTTCGTATTCATCGCGAATCGGTTCGTACACCAATTTTCGGTAATCGTCGATTGCCTTGTCGATAGTTTGGCCGGTCAATCCCATATCCGACAGCATCTTTCGCGTCGCCTCGGAAACACCACCCCAGGTACCATTATTACCCTGCTGCGAGTTCATCAGCTCGTCCAGCACGCTCTTGGCTTCGCGGTACCGTTCGACGGTGTCCGTGAAAGTTCTGTCATCACGCACCTTGTTCAGCTCCTTTGTGGTTTCCGCGAGGTCGGCGGCGCAAAGTGCTTCCCGCGTGTAGGCGTCTGTGATTTCCGGTGCAAGATTTTTCAGTCGGGCGTATGCCATCAGCTTCATTTCCGCCGTCTCGTTCTCGTCCTTGATGATGCCGATGTATCGCTCAATTTGCGACATTTCATCTTCGAGCGAATTCTTGAATTCATCGCGCCGGTCGTTGAGGCTCTTCTGCACCTTTTCCGCTTTCGATGTGCGGTCGATGTACAGCGTCATCGCAGTGATAACACCGACGATTGCAGCCGCTAACAGCACGTACGGATTCGCCCAAGCGGAAGTGTTGAATGCTTGTTGCGCGGCCGTCAGCAGCCCGAGCTCCTTGCGAAACATCATTATCAGCTGAATCGATTCGGACACCGCACGCGCCTTTTCGATGACCCACACGGCCATTAACGCGGCTTTGTAGGTGCCGTAGGCTGCGGCAACCGACAAAATCGCGTTCGCAAACGTCTCGTAATTCTTGACAAGGTCGGTAAGAATGTTCACGCCGGACACGAACACGGATTGCTGTTTCGATCCGATGTCGTTGAGCATATCATCCCATGCGCCCTGCAGGTTCGACAATGCGCCCTGAATGCCCTGCGACTGCTTCTTCAGCATGTCATGAAACATACCGCCCTCGGCGGTTGCCGAGAGAAATGCGGCTTCGAGCTGTTCGGTCTTGATAGCTCCGTTTTCCATGTCCTCTTTAAGCTCCTTGATGCTCTTGCCGGTCTGCTTGGCCATTTCGTTCAGCGGGTTGAAACCGGCATTGACCATTTGCAGGAAGTCCTGCCCCGCGAGCTTGCCGGCTGATGATGCCTGTGCAAATGCGAGTGTCAACGAGTTGAATTTTTGCGCGTCGCCCATTGAAATATCGCCGATTGACTGCAATATCGGCATCACCTTTTCCGCTTCAATGCCGAAGCCGAGCAGCGTTTGAGCACCGGACGCCAAGGCATCCATTGTCATCGGCGTCTGCACGGCAAATTCGCGAATCGCGCCGAACAGCTCTTCGGCTTTGTCCTTTGACCCCAACAATGTTTCGAATGATATTTCAAGCGATTCGATTTCGCCGCGCACGCGAACGATGTCCGCCGCAAAACTGCGTAACGCCTGAACCGAGAAATAGGCAGCCGTCATCGTGCCGATGTTCGACATAGCCTTTTCGATGTTCCGCCCCTCACGCGATGCGGCATCACCCAGCCGCTCGAATTGAGCGACGCCACGGTTTATGTCATCTTCCATTCGCCGCGTGTCGATTCGAATCTCATGCTCTAATATGTTGTCTTGATTGGTGCTCATCTCGTTACAATTATTTCATCGTCGGTTGAATTTAAGTCAATGTCTTGGCAGGCGTCCTTTGAATCATCGTACAGCGGCGCATCATCGTTGTCGGCATCGCCCGGCATCGGTACGGCTCGTGAATACATTATCGCGTTGACATAGCTGATTTCGTGCAGCGCATATTCCGGTGTAACGCCGAATGTCTTTGCGATGCCGAGGACGGTTGCCCAAATGCTGTCATTTAAACCACTTCCTTTGTCGGTTTGAGCAGATTTGCCTCGGCGAGGGAAGTGGTAATGACGAAAAAAGACGCAATGTCTAAATTGTTGATTCGTGAAATGATTAAATCATATAATTTGGTCGGTGAATATGATTTCATGATTTTATCGGCGAGAATCGATTTTCGGTCGATTGTCTCCGTATGCGTGTGCGCTATTCGTCGCAATCCAAACCATTTCTTTTCGTAGGTTACGACGGTCCGGGTTTCTGTCAGATGCTTTGCGCCCAATATCATCACGGCGGCAAGTTCGCCGAGCGCTTCAAAATCTTTTGCATGATGCAACACGGAATTAACGACAGCCGCGCCGGTTACACGTTCAACAGCCGGGAACCGCGATACGATTTGAGAAATAAGAATCAACGTCGCAACAGTCGGCGGTGCGATGTTGTATGTTTCACCGTCGATAGTAATCGTTGCGACCTCCTTTTCGAGAATCGTGTCGGCAACGGTACTTTCGATTGTTTCGTTGTTTGCCATAAGTCAAAAATATTAGTTGGTGCCGCATCGGGAATCGAACCCGATCGTCATGACAGCAGCCACGTATGCAAAACCGTTACACCATGCGGCACAATGCGAGTTTCACCGCCAACTCGAAAGGACGTCTTTCCGTTTGTCACTATAAAAGAATCTCTCCGCTATTCTTTGGCGGTCGTAAGGTCCGAAGCAAGTTTGATGTTTTCCTTGTCGGCGGCTTTCACGCGGAACCAACGGTACAACTCACCGTCCTCGCATTCAAGGATTTTGAATGTAAGGTCGACATAGTTACCTTCTTCCTCGGATTGGCCCGGGCGGAACTTGACGTGGCAACGACGCGCTTTCAGCCCCTTGGCGCCGATGTTCTTCGGCGTGATTTTCAAGGAAAAATCATCCTCAACCTTGTTCGTGCTTACAACAAGCTCGCCGTCATCGTTCTGCACCGCGCCGGTGAAAAGGCCCTCGGTGTCGAAATCCATTTCCTTGACGCGCGTTGTTACTTCGATAGACGGTTCGCCGTCTTCTTCTGCAACGATAACGCCGCCGGTGGCTTTCGCCTCGAGCGAATCACCGTCTGACGATGTAAGCGTTGTCGACTTGTCGTTGATTGTGCCGACAGAGAACAACTTGGTGCTCATGGCATCATCCGCACCGGTAGGTCCGGCTTCGACGATGACCTGCGACCACGACATGATGATTTTTTTTCGTTTCATGCTCTTTGAGGTATTTAATCGTTTGTAATCCTTTGAAACCTGATTCGAGCAACAACAAGGTATTGCCCGAGCTCTTCATTGAATGTGTAATACGGCGTGCCGTCCGTGCTTATGAGGTAATCGGCGTCGTCGAATGTGCGAACGAAATCATTGATTAAATCTTCGACTTCACCGATGCGCGTCAAGTCGGCAACCGAGCGGCCGTCTGCATTGACGATTTCAGGAATGTACACGTGCAGCAGCACGAAGCCCGTTTGAATCTGTTCGTCATATCCTGACAAGAATTTGACAACAGCATCTTCGGTTACTGCATTCGCCGGTCGCATACCGAATCGATACACATTACCGGCGATTGATGTGCCTATGCTTTGCTTTACGAACTGATAGAAATCACGTTCGATTTGCATTTCGGTTTTCATCATCGTTTCCCAAATAGTTTATCGGCAAGGCGTTCAGCCGTCAGCCGTGCGTCGACAAGGACGCGTTTACCGTGAACATTTTCGACATACACCGCATATTCCATGCCGGCGCACACAATCAGCACCAAGCCGCGCGGATACTTCGATTTCAACCGCGACAGAACGTTTTGCGCCTGCCGTGTGCCGGTTGAGCCGTCGCCGCTGACTGTTGTCGTCGGCTGCGTGATTCGCCGTGTGACAACCGAGCCGTTATCCAACACGATGTAACCGATTGACGACCGCAAATTGCCGGTGATGTCGTTGTAATCGCCGCATTCACGAGCGACGCGAATACATTCTTCACCGATGTACTGCAAAGACATGACGGCGCGTCGTTTCATGTCATCAACCGATGCCCGCAGTTGGTCGGCGAGCTTGTTGATATTGTATTTCCGGACGATAACGCCGTTGTTGATGCTTCTCGATGCTGCCATGTTGCTTATACTTCAATTTGCACACGCCCGACCGATTCCGCCGGTGTCACCGACAACACGAAATAATCGCCCAACGATTCGCCGTTGCGTGTCAACCGGACGTGGTTAATCTCGCTTACAACGTCGATGTCAAGATGCGCGTTACGCTCAATCATGACCGTAAATGATGCCTGGCGAAACTGTCCGTCCTCGTATCTTCCGCGCCGGGTGTCGGTATTCGTCCGGATTGAAACGCGTATCGGGTCGCTCCATGCGGAAACGCCCCTTGTCGGTTCTCCGTATTCGTTCACACCGCCGCCGGTGATAATTTCATATTGCAGTGTTCCGTTCGTTCTCATGCGTGCGAATAATCATTCAATAAAGATTCGATACATCATCAATGACGTTCAGGACGTCAGAGATGATTTCCTCGGCATCGACACCGTACACGTTGCACCAGTACGACAATGATTGCGTTACGGCATCCTGAGAAACCGATGTTGATACGCCGTTTTCGGTGCGCGATGCTTCAACGTAACCGCGAACCATGCCGACCGCAACCCGAAAGATTGTTACATCTTTCGGTGTTGCTTCGGCATCAGCGTCGACACCCTCGTTGAACAATGCAAATTTCAACGTTGCATCGTCAGGGTAGAACGTGTTCGCGATAGCGTTGCAAAGGGTGCGCAATGCTTCGATATTTTTCATTACACCTTAGTTTTGAGCGTGTAAATACCGTTCATTTCGGTGATGACCGGTAATGACAACGATTCGGCTTTGGTAAACTCAACACCGCGCGAATTCGACGTTGTACCGACGCCCCACTGCGATACGAGGATGCGGTTGTGCGTCGAATAAGCAACACCCGGTTCCGGCTTCAATTCGGCGTCGGCGAACGCATTCTTCACGACGCCGAGCTTGCCGTCCGGAACGAACACGAGATTGTCGGCATTCCAAGGCGTGTAAGGCGTTGCGTTCTGACCGTTCTGAATCATCACCTGACGGCGGATTGGCACGAAAATCGGGAATCCGTTTTCCTGCATGAACTCGTTGAGGTCGCGCAACAGAACCGGTTTCGAAGAACGGTCGTTGCCCCACATCATCGTTTTCAGCTTCTTCGAGCGGCAGATGTACGAAATCAACGCCGGCGAACAGAGGATTTTCGCAAGGACGACCTTGTTCTGTGCGGTGTCGAGGATTGCCTGAATATCTTCGAAGCAATCGACGGTATCGCGGTTTTCAGCGGTCCAAGCGGTTGTTACGCTCGCAATGTTATCGTCCGGTTGGTTGTAGTCGATTGTGCCGCGCGCACCGCCCTCGGGGTTCGTCGTCGCATCGAGCGTGAATTTGCCCTCGTTCGACAATGCGCCGAGGAAAATCATGTCGAGCTTGGCGTGGATGCCGTTTACAACGGTGTTCACATCGCCCCACATCAATTTGATTAAGGCCTGCTTCTTGGCATCATCTCCGAGCGATTTCGAATCGAGCAGCGCAAGGATTCGACGATACGTTGCCGATTTCATCGGCACGGTCAACGCGTGATTGATAATTGATTCTTTGAGGGTTTCAAGACCGGCGGAACCGATGATAGGCTCGTTCGAGTTTTCGCCGATTGTGGCTGCTGCAACCGAGATGTTGTACTTGCCGATGATTTCTTCGAAGTCGAGCCCGATAGTCGGAACATCCCAATCGAGGTAATCTTCATACAGTACATTGTCATAGAGCTGCTTGTTCAGCTTCGAAACCGCATCAAAACGGATCTGAATCTGTTTTGTCAGTTCTCCGTAGATTGAACTGTAAAATAATGGAGTTGGCATGGTTGTTTACGATTTACTGTTTGATGTAAATGATGTTCGGGTTTGCCGCAAGACACACGCCTTTCAGCCATTCGGGCAGCATCGGTGTTGCCGTCAATGCCGGCGTCAACACAACGGCATCATAAGCGGCATCAAAAGTGTTGATTCCGGTTTTCTTGAACTCGCGGTCCGCCGAAACAACCATGTTCGGAGTGTATCGGGGCACGGCTTTCTCTTCAACGAGTTCATCGGCGGCGTTGATAAGCACGTCATCCGCTTTCAAGCCGGTCAACGCCTTGTCGAACGTAACGACGTCATAACCGTCGTTATCGGTTGCAATTGATTTAACGTTCACGATGACTGCACCGCCGTTCGTCGATACAGCATCGCCGACGGCGAAATAATGGCCTTTCGCAACGCGCGGCGAGGTCGTTGTCCCGCCGGACACAACCAATGCGGTCTTGCAGACGGCTGCCGACATCGTGTCAAAATCAACATAAAGGGGCGCGGCACATCTTACGACCATGCCGACCGGATAATTGCCAACCGGTTTGAAACCGCCGGGCAATACCTTACATTCGCCGCGCCACATTTCCGGGAAGTGTCCGGCGAGCGCAACTTTCTTGAATTCAATACCCATTTTTGTCGTTTTTTAAGGGGTGAAAAACATAGGTCATCATTTACGGTCGGGCAAAGAGTTCGCCCACGCTTCCGCGGCGGCGATGTCTTGTGCGTCCGTTGAACCGCCCTCGTGCGCGCGACCTTTCGGCAAGAGGTTGTTGTTTACCAAATCCTGCTTCAACGATGTGAGCTCGGCATCGATGTCGGCATCCTCGGCGAACGTCATGCGCTTCATGAGGTATTCGGGGATTCCGAGCGATTTGGCTTTTTCGGCGATTGTGGCATTGCGTGCGGTCGCGGCTTTTTCGGCTTTCAGCGCGGCGTTCTCCGTTTCGAGCTTGTCGAGACGGTCCTGCCATTGTTTCGCCCATGCCGGGATGTCGTTACCGTTGTTGCTGCCGTTATTGTTATTTTCACCCTCGCTGTTGCCCTCGCTGTTTTCAGCCGATTGCTTTCCCGATGGCTTCGGCGTTGTCTTTCGCGTTATCTCCGCTTGCATCGCCTTTGCAAACGGAACTACGGAATCCACCGCCGCATTTATCTCGTCGTCGGTCGAATCATCTTTCAGATTCGCCGTTCCGATGTCAGTTAATTCGTCAAGGGCTTTCTTTGTCAAACCCATGTCCTTGCACTTCGATTTGAGTGCCGTTAAAAATTTAGTTTTCATTGTTTATCGCGATAAATGGTTGTTTCGTACTACCACAAAGATGACAAAAATATTTCTAATCAGATACTTATAAAGTACCGAATTTTGAAAAATTTTTGCGCCTATGTGGCTGATAATCGCACAGATACCTAAAAGAAATAAAGTTTAACAGAAAAAACACCCGATTTTAATTGCTTATTTCCTAAATAGGGAATAGTTTTGCCTCAACAAACAAAACAAATAAAATACCTAACACCTACTGTTATGAACGATATTTTTCAGACCGTCAATTCGATTCGCGAACGCATCGCAAACATCGACAAGAAAATGAACGCCGCAGGCTCGATTCGTGAATACGACGACCTCGAAGCCAAAAGGGCGCTCGCCCTCGCAGACCTCGAATACGCGCTCGCAGACCTGCAACGTGTCGTTGCAGCCGAACGCGAAATTCAGCTCGACGGGCTTTCGGAAGCCTCGAGAAAACGTTACGACAAAATGTTCACCGCCCGGATTTCGCGAATCGCCTAATCCGGGTTCGGAATCAAATCAAATGTTCAACAATTTAAATTCAACGCAAAATGAACGCAAACGCCTATCAAACGACCAGCACGAAAAAATCCATTTACGGTTTTATCTACGAGATAGCCGGCGCCGTGCAGATGACAAACAAGAACACCGGCAAACAAAAATACTTTCTCGTTTGCCGCTTGCAGGACAACGCCGAAAACCGCAGAACATACGGCAACAACGACGGATTCATCAACCGTGATTGGGTAATCCGGTTTACATCCGATTTCAGCGGCATCACGCAACGCGTCGCCGCCGCGATGCCGCAAGTCGACCATACCGAATTCAACTATCCTGAATGGGACTGGGTATAAATACCTGATAGGGGGCGACCGTCGCCGGCTGCCCCCGCAATAAAACCGCAACGCAAAGTCATCATTAAATCACATCGACATGAACACAATAATCCGCACTCCCGAAACAATCGAATTGAACGCACGATTGAAAATCGTCCGTCTCCACAATCTGACGTTTAAAACGCCGAAAGGCCGCAGAACTGTACGCGGCTACGGCTTCCGCATCGCCGGTTTGGGTTACGTACGTTTCAAGGCCCACGCCGCCGGCGTACCTTATTCGCCGATTGGCGGCAAACGCGCACTGCAATCAATCATCGATGACGGCGGTTTCACCGATTACAGCAACATCTCGTTTGTTCACGCCGTGAACGAGCCGACCGGTGATTTCACGTTCGACAACAACAAGATGATGAACTGCTGCTACCTGAAAACACGGCATCCGGACGCCCTGATTACGGTGCGCAACGATACGGCATCGCCGGCATCATACGAGTTCTTCTTCAACGATGCGCACATTGCCGCCGACATTCTCGGACGCAAGGCCAAATTAGTTGAGCGTGATGCAAAGCTCGTCCCGGTCTTTTCTTTCCCCTGCAAAGACCTCGACGCCGCGTTGCAGAAAATCATTCGAGCCGGACAACGTATCGCGATTTGCGACATAGAGCCGCCGAAACGCGCAATCAAACGCCGATAAGAATCATCAATGCACCCTACAATGCGATTTTAGCGCGATTCCTTGCGATTTCAGCGTGTTTGAGCCGACGAACGATAAATCAGTCGAATCAATTCCGGAATTGCAAGGAAACGCGTATTTTCGCGTTACTAACATCAACGCAATTATGAAAGAGCCAAAAATCGTACACGTACATTTCAAGGCGACGAACACCGACGATTACTTCTCGTCCATCAAAGCCGCATTTCAGTATTACGACAAGACAGACCTCGGCTTGCAATACCGGTCGCTTGTCAACGCGCTGCACGACGACGGTTATTACGAAAATAAACTTATCGTCGTGCGAATCGGGTATGTTAAATCAAACAAGCAATCAGCGATATGACATTTGAACGAATGGAAGATTTGAAAGGACAATTTATTTCATTAGAATGTGCTTTCGATTATTACAAAATGAACAACGACCACGACACCTTGAACAAATTGATGTCGCGCTTGGTAATGGATTTCGATATTGACAATAATATCGAATCGGAATGCGTAAAATTCATTGATTCACACAAGAAAACGTTGAAAAAATTCAATACCGAAACATTATGATTTTTTGTCGTATGTATATTTCAAATTAAATTCTTTCGACAATTGCTTCAATACTAAATGTTGTAACACGATTTCGGCATTATGAGCCTTAATTTGTTCACGATATTTCTCTTTAATGTCCCGGTATAATTCTATATATCGGGACTTGAATTTTTCAGCATCAATATTCCAACCGGATTCCGGCCGATAAATTGCATATCGATAATTCGGTGCTTCGGCAACAATGGTTCGTGAATCACATACAATTGCCTCATACACGTCATCTAAACTCAATGAATATCCGACACGTTCAATTCCGGTCGCATTTTTCCCGGTTGGGTGATTGTGTGTGACGATGTTGTTTTTCCATAATTTCGCAACATCATCGTCAAAATTCACCGAACGCGCATCGCCGGCCGATTCATGAATAACCGTCCCTTTGGAGTTCAAAATATACATTTTTTCGTTCGCTTGACGAATCAATGTTTTA